TCTGTTTATGGTAACGCGGTTCCATATCTGATCCTGCACGATTAACATTCCAAGCTTTTTTAACTGCTTTCCAAGGCTCTTTATATCAAAGCACACAAGGCGGTTAGAAAGCTCTACATTGGTTCTGTGGTTAAAGACATTAAGAGAACCTGATACATATATTTCCATTTCCGTTGCAAGTTTTTGTAGGTCTTGCTTCTCTCTTCCGAACCAGCGCGATAAGAATGTGCGTGGTGTGGGTGGTTTTGCTCCTAGAATTAGAACTGCAATGATGTCTCCAATTACTTTGCAGTCTTTCGCTATATGTAGGGACTCTGCTACAACGTTTTCTCCGTCAATATGATAGTGAGGAAGTTTTGAAATCAATTCAGATACGGCTATCAGCGTAGCCAATGTTGGGGGGGCGGCCTTGTATGTCTTCTTGCCAATTTGTATCTCTGTTTCTTTTTGCAGAAGTACATTTGCGACCTTTGATTCTAACGTTTCATTTTTCTCCATTTTCTATGTTTTTTAAACTAGGGGAGCAGTCGCCTGCTTGCTTCAACGGCTGCTCCCCTTGTTTTATACGCTAATCACCTGCTTCTTGAGGAATTCCCCCTCTTTAGGCTTTAGTACCTTTATGACGTAGTGCATCAAACCTCCTTCAGCAGAGGTGAAGCTTTCCGTCACTGCTACTTGTGCACGGTCAATGAGATACCCCTTTGCGGTTGGGTCTTCTGGAATTAGTCGAAACGCATGTTCACCTTGAATGACACCATCAACGTCCGTAAAAGGTGGATCAACGTCTTTCTTCACAAACAAATCAAATTCTAGTTTGTACTTGCTTTGTTCTGTGCGACTATCAACGACACCTCCCCCCTCTTCGAGGGCTTCTGTTACGTTACCTTCTGTTGTGTCGATTTTTGTTGTACCGTTCTTGGGTGTGTCGATTTTCTTCCACTCCGCATGTTCCTTGGGTGCTCCGCCTTCAGATGGCTTGGTTTCGAGCTTCATTTTACCCCAGTTCAATGTTGCCATGTCTTTTGAGTTTTTAGTGTTTATAAATCACTTCCGAAATATCGAAAATGTAGGCGAATAGAAACAAAATGTTGCTTCAAATTCTCGTCGGGATATGAGGAGATTATGCCGTTTAATTCCCAGATATAGTTGTTGCGCGCTGCTGTAAGTCCTTCGACCCACGATTGCGCTGCTCTTTCTATTTCTTGTGTCCTGCCGTTGTTCTCTGTCGTTGTTCCGTCTTGGTATATATCGATGTCAGGAACGTAGATATTAAGAGTAACAAAGCCAGATTGGATTTGCTCGGCTGTTCCAGCTGTGAAGATGAGGATAATATCTTCTTTCACGCTGTCTCTCGGTCTTTGCCCTTGCATATAGACTTTCCCCGAAAGAGTTTTTGCTAGTGAACTATTAAGTACTAGTTCTCTCAATTCGTTTAGCACCTCTTTTGCCGTCTTCGCCATGTTAGTTTAGGTTTAGTTGTCTCATCATCCTTGGTACAATGTCCTCTGCTTTCAATACTGCGCTGCTTAAGACGTCGCGCCCCCTTGCTGCCACGTGGGCTGCGTAATTCATACCAGCTACCACCACGAGGGCAACTCCTCTTGGATATGCCGCTGCGATTTGTTGTGCATAAGTTAGTCCTTCGTTTGTTCCAGAAGAACCTCCCATTACAACCTCGAAACCAGAACGACTGACGATTTGCCCATCTAGTAAAATTATAGCCCCTATTGATGAGCGGAGATTGCCTGTTTGGTCGATATAATCGCCCTTCATACGTGCTTCTCGAACTAGAACCTCTGCTATATACTGAAATGTCCGTATAATAGCTCGGTTTATTCTCTCCGCTCTCTCTTGCATTTCTACCATCAAGGCGTTATAGTCGGTATTGTCTACTATCGCCATATATCCTTGGATTTTGGATGTATAATCTCCATTGCCTTACGGCTTTTAGTTCCTCTTGCCATTGAACGGCAAAATCCCCTATAACGCGCCCTGCTTCGTCCCAAAGACGCACTTGCTCACCTTCCAATGGTTTACTATCAAGAAAGACGTTATAACTTGCCGTTTCGATAGCTTCCCCTTCGTGTATGGCTTGCTTGTTTTGCGTTATTGCTACGATTTGACAGGCGCGTTGTTCGGAGTAACCGATAACCACAGATGGGACGGCATGACCCGTTGTAGGGTCGATGCCCCCTGCTTTTTTCAGCCTTACTGCGATTTTCCCATTTGCGATAATCATAATTTCGAGCCTTTGTAGCCAAATATAGCTTTTGTTGTGCTTTCTTCCTGCTCCCACGTATTGAGGAGACGCTTACCCTCTTGACGATACTGCAACCGTTGTTCGTCGGTGAATGAGTAGTTTTGCCCCCCTTGTGAGATATTAGGGGCAAAAGAAAGCCATATCAACACATCTGCCTTGGCTAGGTTATAATTACCACTTTTTAGTATAGTTTGAGTGACTTTCTGGTCAATGGCTATACCTCTTGCCACTGTTATACTCTCTAGTGTCGCTTGTGGAATAGGATACATTGTTATCCCTTGCAATGATTCTGCAATAGTCATCGGTGGAGTTTTATATGGAGTTTTTTACCAGCTTTGGCCGTCTGTTTTTACATAAACAGAGCGCGTTGCAACGTCAAGCACCGGAATTGCATCGGCCTGCGCGATAGTAACTTCAGCGGTTGGTTCGATGGTTCCGTATTTTTTGATGACGGTGTGGTTTCGCACGGTGCGGATGACGGCGTTGTTGGCTGGTTCTTCGAGGATGTCGAAGGCGGTGTGGCCAATCTTCTCGGTTTCGGTGATGACCAAACGGTTGTCGGCAAATGGGTTGCCCGAGGTGAAGTTGCCATTGGCGTCTTCGCGAGAGATGGTCTGGTGGATTTCGCGGATTTGGATGTCCTCGAAGCCTGGGAGCGTGGGCAGCACCTCGTTGAGGGTTTTGAGATTTGGCACGCGTGTGGTGTCTGTGGCTACGTTGAACTGGCTGTTGCAGAGCTTGATGACCTTTTCGTTGTTGACGATTTGGTGCAACAGCTTGCGGTTCATAAAGATGAAACGTGGGTTGAGAGAATACTCATCGGTCATCTTCTCGAGAATGGTGCGTAGCTCTTCAATGATGTCGGTGTTGGCTTCTGCAAAACTGGCTTTGGTGTGGAGTTTGAGCTTGTCGTCTACTTGGTAGTCAAGGGAAAACTCGTTGGTAAAGGTGGCGTTGTTGGCCGTGGTGAAGTCGAGCTTGCCTGCGTTGGAGAAGAGTGCCCACGCGATGTATTCCAACTCTGCCTGCACGGCATTGAAGCAGAAGTCGATGTCTTCGCCCCAATACTTGACGAGCTTTGAGAGGTCGGGGGTGTCGGCTAGCTTTAGTGCGTTTTGAAACTCTTTGAGCTGAGCGCGGTTGAGGTCGCGACTAGTGGCGATATAGGGGATGTCGCCTTTTGCGCTCTGGAAGATGGGTCGCGACTTTCGGATGATGGTTGCGTTGTCGGAGTGGATGTCGGCTGCCACGTTGCGCGCGTGCACTTGGTCTTCGAGCGTTGTCCAGTTGAAACCGATGCTTCGCTCAATGGGGAAGTATTTGCCGAAATACCACTGCGTGGCGTCGATGCCAAGCACTCGGGCTTCAACGTGCTTTTGGTTGAGGCCTTCAATGAGGGTCTGAGTAACTGTTGCCATGTTGTGGGTGGGTGTTTTTTAGGGATTTATTGATAGTCGATGATGCCCTTGAGATATTGCAGCACTTCTGATGGGATGTTTGCCCCACGTGTGACGCCAATAACCACCGCGTCTGTGTCGAAGTTGTCGCCTTGCACCACTTTACGTCCTCTGCCTACGAGGGCAAATGGGGTGTATTTCAACTCAGAGGTGTTGCTTTCGCTCTTTTCCTTGGCTTCGAGAAGGTGCTTGCCCTTCTCGATGGTAGAGCCAAGTGCGGATTCAAGGGTGATAGTATCAAAGTTTGCCTTGCTGCGGTCTACTTTTGTCACCTTGACGGCTTTTGCGCCAACGGTGAGCATCACGAAGTCGCCCTCTTTGAAGTGTTGGAATTTCTTGACCTTCACTTCTGTAGCGTTGCTCTCTACTTGCTCTACTACTTCTGCCGTCTTGATTACGTGGCAGCGTCCCTTGTCGGGGATGGAGAGCGGTGTACCTTCAAGAAGATAGTCTCCTCCAAGCTCTGAAACGACCACTCCGACACCTCCTCGGACATCGGCTACCTTGTGCTGAAAAACTCTTGGGATGTGCGTGTCTTGCACGCGCTTTACGGTCATACCCATACTGTTTCTAGTTTAGTGTGTGTTAGTTAAACGTATTTTCCCCTTAAAACGGCTGTTCTCCATCTTTGGTAACCCCTGCTCGGTGGTTGATGGCTTCGATTTGCTCTTTGGTGAGTTCCTCATTTCGTTTGCCGTTGCCACCTGCTGATGGTTGTCCGAAGACAGCACCTTTGGTCTTGGTGTCGTTCACGATGCCGTCCACCTCTGTGGTTACCTCGGAAACGAGGGTGTTGAACTCATCATCAGAGAGAGTATCAACAGCCATACGTTCGTAAGGCTTACGAAGTGTTTCAGGCAGCTTTGAGATGACATCCGAGATTTGCTTTTTTCGGGATGCGGTTGTGCGTTCACTATCCATTTTGTTCAGTCGGTCGCTCATAGACTTGTTGCTGTCAATGAGTGCCTGTGCCCAAGCAGGAATCTGTTCGGAAGCACCCCCACCGTTGTTTGGGGTCTGCGAGGCGGTTGTGGTCTGTGGTGATGACGCACCCCCACCGTTGTCAGGGTTTATTACCTTGCCGTCTTTGAGGTTGTGTTTCTCCTCGTAGTTCTTGACGGCACTCTCTTGCGCTTCGGTTGCTCGGCTATCCCCATAACTGTCAATGACCTGTTGGAGAGTAACCCCACTGACAGCGGTTTTGACTCCCTCTTCGGTTGTTACGGTCTTCGCTAATCTTGCAGCCGTCTTTTGCAAAATGTTGTCTCCTACCCCCGGAAATTGGGTTCTCAGAGCTTCAAGAATTTGTTTGTAAAACATAGCTATGAATTGATTTAACTAAATAGTTTGGGTGTAAAGGTACTAATTTATTTTCAAATGCTTGCATAGTGAGCATATTATTCTGTCAAAACATCACTGATAAGCAGTGATTTGCCTTTGAAATACCTCCTTGAAAGTTAAATGACATTAAAATAGAGTGGTGTTTCACTATTCGGTTAAAAATATTCCGAGAAAATGTGTGATAATTAAAATACTTCACTTAACTTTGTCACAGAAAAAGATAATCACCTGACAAACAAGCAGTTATGAATACGATGTCACTCTCATACAGCACAACGGAAATCAACCGTAACTTTCGCATCAAAGTTTTCGGCTTGAATGAGAACTTGAAGAAATTCAACACCCTCGTTGGCGTAAGCGGTCTGATTAAACTGATTGGCGACATTGAACTAACCAACCGTCTACTCAAACGAGCTTTCAGCTGTCAAGATGACGCTTGTATTTGCAAACTGCGCAGAGGTGTGACAATTACATTCTATTACAAATAAAATCATCAGCAAAATGAAAAAGTTTATCGCAACGTATTTTCGCCACAACCCTCAACTCAAAAGCGGTGGCTATGAGACAACAAGAGAAATCGAAGCTCGCACAATCGCATCGGCAAAAAAGAAAGCCGAGAATATCAATAGCCCTTACGGCTCAATGCAACTCCTGAAAGTCGAACCTAAAGCATAACGACAGATATGACAGACCAATCAATCATCGAAGCAGCCTTTTGGGCTGGGTTTGAACCCTCGTCTGACAGCCTGACCGCACAGGCTCTATATGAGGAAGCAGAAGAATACCTCTGCGCATCAATCAGATTTTAACTAACCAAACAACAGCAATATGACAATATTCGAAGCATTCAGAAATGTCAAGAGCATTCACCCTGACGCTCTCGCCCTGATAAGACAGAGCGACCGTTACCTGCTCATCGGAGAGGACGCACAGCGCACGATGCGTCTGCTCAACATCAAGCCGATAACCCTTGACGCTGACGGCACACCCCTGAAACAAATTAGTTTCCCACGCCAAGACTTGGACACCGCTCTGACGAAATTGGTTAGAGCAGGTTTCCGTATCGCTATCTGCGAGGACTTTCCGAAGCCCACAGCAAAGAGAAGCATATATAAAAACAATCAACCTAACAATTAAATTTTCATCAGTATGGAAGCATCACTTCAACAAGGACTGAACGAAGTCGTAATGAACAAGGTTCAGCGCATGATTGACGGCAAAGCCGTCGGTGTTCAGGCAACAATGGAACGCCTGATTAACGAGGGTAAAATTGCCCAAGACTACATTGCCCCTATTGGTATCAACCTCAAAGCCAAAGAACACGCCCCTGTGGTCACGTTTTCAGGCAATAGCCGCCTGATGATGAACTTGCCTGACGGTCAGTTCACGATGCACGACAATGCCGTCTATCAGATGGCAGACCGTATGGGAATACCCTCTCGCTATCTCCGCTCTCTTGCGAAGGGCGAGCCTTGGGCAATCCTCTTGGCAGCTCATTTACTCAATCAGCACAGCGAATGGACGCAGCGCAGCCGTGTGTTGGTGCGCACGGTCGGCGGTCAGGTCAGGGGTGTTCTCTCTGACAGCTACCGCAGACTGAACAGCGTGGAAATCCTGACAGCCTTTGTTCAGGAAGCCGCTGGGCAGGGAGCGGTCATCAGTGATGCCTATATGAACGACACAAAGGTTTGGGCGGAAACAATCCTCCCGACACCCATAACCGTGCCAACAGCCAAGAATGGCGACGTCATCATCTTTGCAGGGGCAAGGTTCTCAACGTCTGACTATGGGGACGGAGCAGTGGATATGCGAGCTTTCCTCCTGAACGGAGCTTGCCTGAACGGTATGGTCAGGGAGAGTGTGATGAAGCAGGTTCATCTTGGCTCGAAGCTGCCTGACAACCTCGCGCTTTCTGATGAAACCTATCGGCTCGACACTCAAACCACGGTGTCAGCGGTCAAAGACCTTACAAAGGGGCTGTTCAGCCGCGACAACCTTATGCAACGAGCAATCGAAATCCAAGGCGCATCGGAGATTGAGGTTGACTTCAACCACGAACTTAAACGCCTGACTAAAGACGGTGGTCTGCTGAAAACTGAGGGTAAAGAGGTTGAGAAAATCCTTATGCGCAATAACCCTGATGATGGTGTTCAGGGGGGGGCAACGCTGTGGAAGCTGACTCAAGCAATCACGGCACACGCAAGAGAACTGACCCCTGAAAGAAGCCGCGAACTTCACGAAATATCGGGTTCTCTCCTGAAACGTGTAAAAGTAAACGCATAAATAATCATCGACCGCCACAGGGGTTGTAATCAGGCTCTGTGGCGGTCATAATTCAAAACACTATGGACAACAAAGAATTTACATTTTCGTGCGATTGGGAGAAGGACGGTATGCTTGATTGGAGCAACGCCAAGACCTTGAAGCGCTATAAAGAGCTGACCAACCAACACCCTGATATCGAAAAGCACGGCTGTTTCTTCGCTTTCGGCAATGAATCATTCTGCAAAGGGCTTTCTTGCCTGATAGAGCGTGGGGTGGTAAAATCCGTGAAAGAGATAGTCAGCGATGGCGGTGGTATGTATGGAACGCCTGACGGTATCAGAGCTGTCTATCGTGCCTATGATGACCGCAACAAAATCATCAGTCAGGAGTGCGACCCACAGGAGGTGTATTGCTATGAATATAACAATCACGAGAGCTGCATCGCCTATGACGGAGATTTGGAAGCCTTTCGCCTTGTCATCTACCTTTTCGGGGAAGAAGCAGCAAGACGCATCAAGCGTTTCAACGCTTACTATCCCTATGAGTATTTCTTCGGTCAGCCTGACGTAGAGCAAAATAATAACAAAGCATAGCAAACGATAACAAAATCCCTATTTGCCATTTTTGCTAATAACACAAAGATAGCATCTAAAGAGAGAAGAATAGAAGAGAGAAGAATAGAAGAGATATATAGACTATTAACATAGTCTTGTCAACTTCGCCCTGACTTTTGGGGAGATTTACGCCTAACATTCATCAGGCGTAACCCCGAAAGGGAGGGCGAAACCGAGAAAGAGGTGCGCGACCACCCTCCCATAGTAACTGCTTAAACCGATAAAGCAATGACAAATCAGACAAACATCTACCAAGTTTACCGTGTGGCGTTCAATGAACCTCCCCTGACAGATGACAGCCGAACAGAGTTTTTCTTCACTTCGCTGTCGGCTATTTACGACACCTTTACCACCGAACAGATAGGCTGCAAGGTCAGCCGACTATACAACATCGGGGTTTCTGACGGCACACCCTATCAGGGTCGGCTCTGTCAGATAACAAGAGAAGCCGTCAGCCGAAAAGCGCGAGAAAAGCCAGTCTAACGGTCGTAAAATTTCGTGGCGGTCAGTTTTACCGACACGGTTTAAGAACCCAATGTGCGTGAAATTTGAATAAAATAACTAACTTTGCAAACGATATGACAGACAAAGCATTAAACATAGCAACGCAGCACGTCAGACGGCAAGGGTTTGATGCCATAGAACGTGCTGGCGAAAAAGACGGTCAGGAGTATTTCCACTTTTGGCGAAAGGCTACCGAGGGTCATAAACTCGGAAATCCGCTCATCATCAAGGTAAACCCTCTGTCAGGGAAGATTACTTTCGTTGAACGATTCGATGAGATTATGTGGGCGTTTGGCGAGTATAAGAAACTCAAAGCAGACGGCAGATAGCCTTGATGATGTCAGGCGCAAAAAGCAGCTTGTCAACTTTCAACACTTCAAAACTTTCAAGGTCGGAGTATTCTTTGATATTCAGGAATGCTCCGCTTTGTGCATCATAAAACACTATCTTTCCGTCAGAGAACCGCTCTGCCGTGATGATATGACCGTGGGATTGGTCGAAATTAATGCCAATATGATAGCGTCCTGCGGATTTTGTCTGACCGTCTAATTTCCTGAATAACTCATCATCTGACTTTGCTTTTAGGGTCGTTACAGTGGGTGTCTTGCCTTTCTCTGTTCGCCAACCTATAGCAGTGTTCTCTCCCAACTGAAAGGACAATCCGTTAGGGTCAGGCGAATATGGCAGAGCCGTGATGTTAAGTCCTCTCAATCTCGCTTCGTGAATAAGAACCGTGGCAGCGCAGTTAGTGTTATAGCCATACTCCCTCCTCCCATAACCAACATTGCCCTTGCCCTCATCAGCTTCGAGGAATGTCATCGGCTTCGGTGTGGTGTTCAATACTTTGGCTATGTCTTTTATGTTGGTTCGTTGCTCTGATGTCAGAGTTGGCGCAGGTCTATCATCATAAATTTTCATAGCGTCCTTGGTGGCTTGTCTACCGAGCTTCGTTCCACGAAAACCGCTCACACTTTGCATTCGTGAGGTAACGCCTGAATACTTAGGGTTCTCTGCCAGAAAATATGGCAGACTTTTGGCTCTCTGTAAACTGCCCTCGTTGTCAGCCATCCAATCCTTGAAAGCCTTTGGAACATCGTTGACTTGATTAACACCGCCCTTTGTAACGTCCTCGCCACGGAGTATTCGCTTGTTATCCTCCGCCATTTCATCAAGCGTTTTAAGGATAGTGAGTGCGTGGCAGCGGCAGTGAGGGTGCCAACCTGTAAACTTGAAATCCTTGGGGTATTTGCCTTCCAAGTCATCGCAGATGTCCTTCACAGGGTGATTGGTCTTGGACGGCTCAATCAGTATGCCGACAACGAAGTCAAGCTGTTGCCAACGCTCATGGTCAGCCGAGCGGTAAGCCATATTGGTTTCCGTTGCAGCCAACCTCCGAGCGTTTTTATATGATGACCGATAAACGCCACGCCCTGGGTGGAAAGCGGCAGCAGCCTTTGACAGATGAAGCTGTCCGTGCTTATCCCTGACCCTGCGGAAGAGTTTGTCAGGGTGTTTCAGGTAGTCACGAAGCTCTCGGCTCAACTCATCAGCAGACAGACCCTGACTAATGCCGAGGTCAAGACCCATTTCTATCTCCTCCTTGAATTGGGTGGTATAGTTCCATACTCGGTCAGACAGCCGCAGACCGCTCTCTTTCCTGATGATGAATGCTTCTCTCGCTTTTTCGTTGTTGTTGAAGTAACGTCTGTATTGCGCTGATGACAGCCGACCGACATTATCTCCGAACACCTGACGGCACAGCTCGTTGTTTTTGTTGTTTGCAAGCGTCCACTCTGACCTTATGCCGTTGACGATGACAGCCGACAAATCACTATATACCGTCTGTGACAGCCGTTCGATTTTTTTGCGTGTTAACGGATAGTCTTCGAATGAAAACGGCACATCGGGGTTGTAATCGGTCAAGGACACGCCAATCTTAGCCGCTTCACGTGCGGCTTCACGGAATATCTCATCTATCTGTTGAAGATAGCGGTTGATGTTCCGTTCATGTTGGAGGTCGTATTTATTCTGCTTTGCCATTGTCAGGGGTATTTCGTTTTAGGAAATTGTCGCAGCTGTTATCAGAGAGAAACTTGCACCATTTCCCATATTCGCTCTTCTTGTCGTACTTGCACCGACAGAGTATTAAATGACCGTCAATAGCCTTGCTGCACCAACCATAGGAGTGTTGGCAATCACGGCACTTAAACTCTGTCGGTTGCTGACGTTTTCGTATTGGTTTTCTCGCCATAGGTCAGATGTCAGGCGTAAGGTTCAGGTTCAAACACGTCTGCTTTCTTCTGCTCCGCTATTTCAGCGAGTGTTTTGTCAACGTCATCGCTGTGTCCGAAGCGTTCTATTGACTCTCTCTGCGACATAATGGGTTCGCCACCGTTTGCGGTCATCAGGTTTGTAATCTCGTCCTTTTCATCGGTTATGGCAAACGGAGTGATTTTCATATCAACTTTCAGAGCGTCAATGTCGGCTTCATACGCAGAGCCGAGCATTATCTTGGCGAAAGCCTTTACCACGTTCATTTCACGGTCAAAGAACTCAATCAGACGACCGCTTTCATCTTTCACTTTCAGCTGTGCATCAATGAATATCTGCTTTCTACTTTCGCCTGACAGAGCCTGTTGGGACATCTTCTCATACGACCAATCAGGGAGTTGCAGCAGCGTGAAATATAGGCTTCGGAGTGTGTCTATCTGATATTTCAGGCTATCTGTTGCCTGTTGCCACGTTACATACTGCGCTGTTGAGCCTTTGGGTAGCTGAATGATAGAGCGAGCCGCCTTATTTGCGCTTGGCTCGTCTCCGTATGCGATGACTTCATCAGTGAAGTATGCCAATATCGGACGCGAGTTTTCTCTGATGTAATTGCCGTTTCGGGAGAGCGACCATTCCATTTCATACACGATGTTTGAGGTGTCCTCCCATATCGGTGTTGGTCGCCACGCATAGATAGCAGGGATTTTTCCGAGCGTGATGTCCTCATTCTCCACCTCAACCCAATCGCCTGATTCCATTGACCATTTTATGTGCTTCTCGGAGGTGTAGGTATCGAAGTATTGTATCAGCTTCTTACCCACCTTACGAGTATAGCCGACACTCATTGCAATCATATCTCCGTATTCATCGAACAGTGGATATAGGTCATCGCCAAACATCGGGGTAAAGTTACGACAGCGGAGTTTCAGTGATGACGGCTTGCCGTAGATGTTCGTGTGGCTCTCAACAGCATACCACAGCGTCAGCACCTCGCACCCTGCGAAGAGCATATTGCAACGCTCTGTGTTTACGCTGTCAATGCGGTTGCGGTCGTATATGTTTTCGATGAAAGCAGCGACCTCTTTCTGACGGTCATTTTCAGGCTTGTAAACACGTTTGACAGGTATGCCGCAGACCAACTCCGACATACGCTTCGTGGCGAGCCGTTGCAGGTCAAGTGTGATGCGTGTTACTTTCTCTATGCCGTCTTCCGTGATGATGTCAGGATAGATGGCTTTGTTCATTACTGGGTGCTTGCGTGGATTGTATTCACACTTCAAGCCATACCGACCGTCCCACATTGGAACGGAGATTGTTTTTTCTCTCAGTGCGGCTATGATTTGAGCCGCTGTACCGCCTGACTGCAGTATCTCTTGAATTGTCATCAGATGTTATTGTTTTGTTTATCGCTTTATTACCTTCGGGATATTTTCGCCAAACGGCTGATGTCAACCCTCTTTCGAGTGTTAATCGGATAGAATGTATTGGCGAGCGCATCAAAGAGGTCAGGAGAGCGTCCTATGCGAGCCTTGATGTCATCTTTCGGCTCAATGAGTATGCGACCGTCAGAGCGGAAAGACCACCTAATCTCCGTGGCTTCTTCATCGAAGCGGTTATCAGGCGGAAGCATAGCGTTGGTCTCATTCTTTGGGTTGAGCCAATCACGGACGCACCAAAACAGATAGGCTCGGAGGTTCTGAAAGGTGTATTGCCCCGTGATGTCTGTATAATCCTTTCCGTTAGGCTGTTTCGTTCCCTCGCTGTATTTACAGCTGATGATGCTGTAGTTTGGGCTGAACGTGGTGAGAAGGTAGTTCTTGTTCGTCTTGAGACCTCTCCTGAGGATATTTCAGGTATGAAGTCTGCTCAGGGTATCCTTA